AGACGACGAGCCTTTAAGCTAGGGCGCGGCACTCTAACCTATTTGGTAGCGCAACTATCAATACGGTTAGGGGTCGCGCCTCAAGCGATACTCGACTTAGATGCCGAGATGTTTAAGATGTTAGTAAAGGTACTAAACGAGCAAGCGGAGGAGTCAAAAAATGTCAGTAAAACTAGACGGCGTTAAAGAGACTCTACGCGCGATGCGTAAAATAGATCCCGAGCTACTTAAAGAGATGAATAAAGAGATCAAAGGCATCATGATCCCGATACGCGATAAGGCTCGAGAGTATGCGCCTACCGCTGCTCCGGGTGGCCTTTATAACTGGGACGAGGGTAAGTACACTCGAAAGATCACGGCTCGTAATTCTGCGTTTAGGACTTTTAATAATGAGGGAAGTTTACGCCGTTTTCCTCTTTATCAAGCCGAGGTAGCACGTAAAGGGATTTATTACTCTCAAGCTCCGAGCAAGCGTAACCGTAACGGGTGGAGCTCTCAGTACATCGTAGCTAACGCCTCGGCTAGTGGATCAATTTACGAAACGGCCGGACGTAAAAACCCCGGAGGAGACTCTAATAGTAAATCAAATAACCCGGGTGCCGGTGCTCACTTTATTAGCCGGATGGGTCCACTATATGGAGATGGCAATAGCCGCGGACGTCTAATTTTCAGAGCGTGGGCAGAAAATCAAGGCCGCGCACAAGCTGCCGTAGTGCAAGCTATTCAAAATACGATCGCAGCCTTTAATCAAGGCCGTTACGACAAGGCGGCATAATGCCAAAATTACCCGATTTATTAGTTAGTGCCGTTACCACCTTTGACGGTAAGGCCCTCGGTAAGGGTGAAAAACAGATAAGCGCCTTCGGTAAAACCGTACAATCTTTAGGTAAAACCTTTGCGGCTACTTTTAGTGCTGCGGCTATGCTCTCATACGGTAGAAATGCCGTAAATGCTTTTGCGCAAAATGAAAAGTCCGCTAAGCGCTTAGAGATGGTGTTAAAAAATATTGGCCTAGGTTTTGATACCGCAACTATTGAAAAAAACCTTGGCGATATATCCGCAAAGTTTGGCTATGAGGGCGAGATTTTACGAGAGTCTTTCCAAAAATTAATAACCGTTACAGGCGATACCGCTAAAGCGCAGGATCTATTAAATCTATCGCTAGATGTTGCGGCCGGGTCGGGCGAAGATTTACTTACAGTTAATCAAGATTTAGCTGCGGCCCTTGTGGGTAATACAAAAGGGTTAAAAAAATATAATCTAGGCCTTACTCAGAGCGAGTTAGCCACTTTAGACTTTAACGATGCCGTTGCATTATTGACTAAGACCTTTGCCGGTGCCGGTGAAGCCGAGCTCACTACTTACACCGGAAAGATGCGGGTATTAAAGGAAGCCGCTGCAAGTGCTGCCGAGGAAATCGGTCGAGGTTTAGTTAGTGCTATTACGAGCTTAGCCGGATCCGAGGACAGTTTAGATCCGCTCATCGACAAGATGAATAAACTCAGCGTAGCCACGGGAGATTTTATTGCTTTACTTTTTGGCGGTAAAACTAAGGATGGTTATAGCCTTAAAGATGCTTTAGATATTGTTTTTACCGGCGGTGTTAAAGGTTTTGGTAATCGATCCTTATCAGCTAGTAATCCGGATACACAAAGAGCAGATGCAGCGGCGGCGGCTAAGGCGGCAGCCGAAGCGGCTAAACGTGAAAAAGAGCGCTTAGCGTTACTTAAAAAAGCGGCTCTATTAGAGAAAAATAAACTTTCGTTATCAAAGGCTGCGGCGGTATTTGACACTAACCGCATCTCGATCGCTGCGGCTTTACGCGCTACCTATGACAAAGAAACGATCCTACGCCTTGAGGCTTTACAGGCTATAGAGGAGGATAACGGCGAGTTAGCCCTTAAGAAAATTAACGAACTCGCAGCCCTGCAAAAAAATGCAGACATGGCCAAACTAGCCGGTATTACTCAAGTCAGCGAGGCAACTCTTTCAGCTCTTAACACTCAGTTACTAACCGAGCTAAAGGGTATTAACGATAGCAAGATGGCCGAGGCCGATAAAGAAAATGCTCGGCAGATCGCTTTTGGTAAATATAATGCAGCTTTAACGGCAGCCGGCGAGTTAGCCGCTAAGGAAAGTTATAGCGAGCGCGTACAGATACAACTAACCGAGATCGCTCGCCTTGCATCTTTAAGTAAAACCTCTAACGCGGCAACGACTCTTACAAAGCTCCGCGAGTCTGAGGAGCTAAGCATGATTAGCCGAATAAGTGATGCACAAAAAAAGGCCGACGATGCGCGGCTTAAGGCTCTACAAGATTACATAAGACTACTCGGAACGTTAGGGTCAACCGGCGGAGGCGGAGGCGGAGGCGGAGGCGGAGGTGGCGGCGGAGGCGGAGGTGACTCGACAACTGTTTACACAATTCCAAAAAATACTAAAGATTTTACCGTCAATAATCCGGTAATTGCTAAATTAGTAGAAGATGTTAATTTTGCCTCCGAAATGGTTACGGATCAATTTTTTAAAGCTTTAATCGATGGTGCAGATATATCTAGTGCCGTGCGAGGTGCTAATTACCAAGCTAGAGCAGAGGCGGAATACGCCGCATCTTTAGCAAAGGTATCCCTTACCGATGCGATAGCTCAAGGATCTTTTACACAAGGTATAGGCTCAGGTTTATCAATGTCTGCCGCAGCAAGTGGAGCACGTTACGCAGCTCAAGCGGCGGCGACTTATAACCTTAATTTTAATACAGGGGTTATAGCTCAACCGGACGAGTTTGCTACCTTGCTACAAGATACGATCCAAAAACTTAATCGCGGTGGAGATCCTCTAACCGTTGCCGGTGCTCTATGACCGTCCCTACAATTAACGCGGTTATTAACTTTTCCACGGGCCCGGCTTTTGCGCAAGCCATGATCCTAGATAGCGGTATTTTAGGTACAAACGTATTAGCAGACTCTCAGGCTTTAATCGTAGACGTATCTAACCAAGTAGACGGCGTTACTACTATGAGAGGACGTAACGCTCAAGCGGACGTATTCCAAACAGGTACTCTAACGCTGCGCATCGTCGATCAAAATGGCGACTTTAATCCTCAAAATGCGGCAGGACCTTATTACGGATTACTTACTCCGATGCGTAAGGTACAAATTACCGGCACTTATGCAGGTGTCGAGTATCCGATGTTTAGCGGTTTTATTACTAGCTATACAACTACTACGCCTAAGATGGCTACAGATGTAGTTTATACAACTATTACCGCCGTCGATGCTTTTAGACTCTTCCAAAATAGCCAAATTTCTACGGTAACCCTTGCAGCACCGGGCGACCTACCGGGCGAGCGCGTAAACGCTATTCTCGACGAAATTGCTTGGCCTCCATCGATGCGAGAGATACAGTACGGCAATACCATCTTTCAGGCCGACCCGGGTACGCCTCGCACCGCTCTAGCTGCATTACAAACGGCTACCATCTCAGAGTACGGCGCTTTATATATCAATGCTCGAGGATCCGTAGAGCTGCACGATCGGGCCTTTTGTATTGAGTCTCAGGCTTTTACCGTAACTAAATTTAATGACGACGGCACCGATATAAATTACTTTAACGCTATATGGCGCTTAGATGATACTCAGGTTTATAATTCTGCCTCAATTACTAAGATCGGTGGTACGGCTCAATTAGCCGATGACCAAGCCTCTATCGATGAGTACTTTATACACTCATATAATCAAACTGATTTAGTAATGGATACAGACCAAGCCGCGCTCGATTATGCCCGGGCCTATGTAGCAAGCCGTAAAGATACTCAAACGCGATGCGATGCAATCGAGCTTGATCTATATATGGACGATTATAACGATGGCATCCTTGCAGCTCTTAGCCTAGATTTTTTTGACCCGGTAGAAATTACGACTAATCAACCTGGTAGCTCGACCCTGCAACAAACTCTACAAGTGTTTGGCGTAGTACACCGCGTTACGCCTAACTCATGGAAAACGACATTTACAACACTAGAGCCGATTATCGACGGCTTTATATTAGACTCACCACTATACGGAGTGCTCGATACCTCCGTGTTAGCTTACTAAGGAGACAACTATGGCTACGAGCTTTCCATTTGTAACCGGTGAAGTTTTGACGGCTGGAGACATGAACTCTTTAACCGCCTTTGACGTTGCCGCAGACAAAACAAACGATTATACGGTAGTACTGGCGGATCAATACCAAATACTTATTCCTATGAATAAAGCTACCGCCGTAGCTTTTAAGTTACCTACTAATGCATCTGTCGCATTTCCGGTAGGTACAGTTATTACAGTACTAAATAAAGGCGCAGGTACCTGCACTATCTCAGCCGTTACAAGCGGGACTACAACGGTCCTAAGTGCCGGAGCCGTTGCAGCATCTCCTACCCTTGCACAATATAAAACAGCCGCTTGTATTAAAACCGCTGCTGATATTTGGTATGTTGTAGGAGCTATTGCATAATGTTAAATACAATTATAGGAGTTTTAGGTATCCCTGCCGATCCTACTTTTAACGTGGATTATTTAGTAGTTGCTGGTGGTGCAGGCGGTGGCAATGGCAGCTCATCAGGTGGTGGCGGCGGTGCCGGTGGTTTACGGTCTACGGTCACGGCTACGGGCGGAGGCGGCTCACTCGAAACGGCTCTTAGCTTATTTACTAGCGTAAATTACACAGTAACTATTGGCGCAGGTGGTGCCGGATCAAATACCGGCGCGGGAGCAGCTGGCAATAATTCAGTCTTCTCAACAATAACATCGACAGGCGGAGGTTTTGGTGGAGCCGGTGGCGGTTTTGCCGGAGCAGACACTAACGGAGGAGCGGGCGGATCAGGTGGTGGTGCCGGTGGTTACGGTGCAAGTGGTACAGGATTTACAGGGGGTAGTGCTACACCATCAGGCCAAGGATTTGCAGGTGGCAATGGTCAGGCTGGCCCAACAAACTATCGTGGTGCCGGTGGCGGTGGCGGCGCAGGGGTTGCAGGCACCGCGGCATCAGGTGCATCAGGTGGTAATGGTGGCAATGGTGTAGCCACTTTAATTAGTGGATCCTCGGTAACTTATGGTGGAGGCGGTGGCGGCGGTGAAAACACAAACGGCGCAGGTGCATTAGGAGGATCAGGTGGTGGTGGTAATGCACAAGGCGGCGGAGCTTCATTATCTGGAAGTGTAAACAGCGGCGGCGGCGGTGGTGGAGGTTGTGGTAATTCTAACTACGGCGGCGCAGGGGGGTCCGGAATTGTTATTCTAAAATATTCAGACACTAAAACTATATCAATCGGTGCAGGACTTACAGGATCGACCGCTTCACCATCTGGTGGTTTTATTGTGACAACAATTACGGCCGGTACTGGAAACGTGAGCTGGACATAATGGCGCATTACGCATTTTTAGATGAAAACAATATTGTTACGGAAGTAATTACAGGTATTGACGAAACCGAAACTATAGAGGGTTTAGATCCTGAGACATGGTACGGTAATTTTAGAGGGCAGACTTGTAAGCGAACGTCCTATAACTCAAAAATTAGATTTAATTTTGCCTCTATTGGATATTTATATGATGTTATCGATGACGCGTTTATAGCTCCAATGCCTAAGTGTGGGCATGACGAGCTATTGCTAAGTAATCTAAAACGCTGGGAGTGCACTAATGCTGAGCACGAGGTAATTCGTGGAGACTAGCTATAACGGATACCCGGCATCTAAAGACCCGGCCGAAATAAAAATAAAGTCCTACCCCGTAAAGGGTACGGATCGTAAGCTGCGTTGTGCTGAGAGTGTGGGGCCACTACTCGCAGCCTTCGCGGCTGAATTTCACGAGCTAATTGAGCCGATCGATGAGGGGACGTTTGACGATTGGGCATATGCCTATCGCATGGTGCGAGGTAATCCGACAAAATTATCCTGCCACTCATCGGGGACGGCTATTGATCTCAACGCTACTAAGCACCCTCTAGGTAAGTACGACACTTTCCCGGCTGAAAAAATACCAATGATTAGAGCCCTTGCTAAAAAGTACGGCCTTAAATGGGGCGGCGACTTTAAAAGCAGGCCGGACGATATGCACTTTGAGGTAGAGGTATCAGCTACTAAGGCTAAACAACTAATAGAAAAGTTAGGATTAAAAAATGAATAAAAAACAATTAGAAGCAGCAGCTAAATCATATGCACGAGCAGCGCTTGCATCTGTAGCAGCTTTGTATATGTCCGGTATTACTGATCCAAAAGTATTAGCTAATGCCTTTATCGCCGGCCTCGTAGGTCCGCTACTTAAAGCGGTACAACCAAGCGAGAAGCAATACGGCCTAGGCTCTAAATGATCCGGGCCCTGATAGGGGCGATAGTGGGGACTATCCTCCTATCGGGGTGCGGTTACGATGGATGGGTTAGATATGAGTGCCAAGAATACGAAAACTGGACAAAGCCTGAGTGCACTCCGCCTCAATGCGAGGTCACCGGCACCTGTACTAAGGACCTTATTACTGTCGATGAGTAGAGAAAAGAAAAGGCTAACGCCTGAGGATATACACGCACGTTTAATCTTTTTAATCGGTGCGGTATTGGCTCTTACCTTTTTTGTAATTACAGGCGGTGCCGTATACGCGCTTGTCTTTGTTACTCAGCCCGTCGGAGCCCAAGCGCCTAACGATCGGGACTTTATACAACTCTTACAAACCTTAGCTATATTTTTAACCGGTGCCCTTGGCGGCGTATTAGCCGGTAATGGCCTAAAGTCTAAACCTAAAGAGCAGCCTAAGGCCGACACGCCAAACACGAATACGCTTTGATATCTGACAAAAAGCCCTCATACTGATACTACAAACGCTGAGAGGGCTACTCGGTTAGTAGCTTAATCGGCCTTAACAAAGGGCTAAGTAATGAATAGTTTAGATATATTGATCGGTTTGGCAGCCTGCGGTATGGGCTTTATGTTTATGGTAATTGGTTACTCAATCGGTTTTAAGCATGGACACGGTGAGGGTTTTGTACGTGGCCGTGCTATTGCTAAAGCTCTTAGAGATAGCGAGTTAATCTAATGGGGTTTTTAGATAACTACGAGGACGTAAACGCTCGCATTAAGCGATTTAGATTAGAGTTTCCATCCGGGCGATTAGTGGCCTACATCGAGGACCTCGATATTATCAAGGGCACGATCCTAGTTAAAGCTGAGGCTTACCGTGAGTATGAGGATCATCTACCAAGCGCGGTCGATTACGCTTTTGGTAACGTCTCGACTTATCCAAACAATATGAAAAAATGGTTTATCGAGGACACAATTACCTCAGCTTACGGCCGGTGTATCGGGCTATTAACTCCGAGCCTTGAGCATAACTCACGGCCTACGGTGCAGGA